ATAAACCATCTTTTATCAGAGCTCAAAGAGTCACTTCTGGAGAGAATTTAAAGCTCTTAAGCAATAACCGGAAACATAAACAAAGGGATAGTATATGATTAGAATTTACGTGGCCTGTCTTGCATCTTATAACAATGGCTTTTTGCATGGTAAATGGTTCGATCTAAAAGATTTTAGCAATGCTGATGATTTACGTGACGCAATTACTTCTGATGTTCTTGAGTCAAAGGATAACCCGACAACGCTTAAATACGGCGAAACATGCGAAGAATATGCCATTCATGATTTTGAAGCTCCAAAGGGTATTAAAATTGGCGAATATTCTGACCTGGACGAACTTATGGAAATGCAAGAAATACTTGCCGACGATAACGGCGAGATAATTTTAGCCCTTAAAGATCATTTAGGAAGTGGTACAAGTTTAGACGATGCAAAAAGTTACTTCGAGGATAACCATAGAGGCGAATTTAAGAGCGATATTGATTTTGCAGACGATGCGGCGGAAAGTATGGGATGGGATTTAAGCAGTGGCGTAGGTCGATATTTTGACTCAGAAGCTTTTGCCCGTGACCTAATGTTTGAGCATTTTGAAATTGATGGACATTATTTTTCGGCGGCGTAAAGGCCCTTAAGGCAAAATCGGAAACTAAAATTTAGCATTGTGTTGACACAATGCGTTAGTCGTGATAAACTTGTCTCAGGAATCGAACAAAGCTTAAAACGCTCTTAAAAGGGGATTTACATGAAAGGCTACACTGTCAGAGCTTATAAAATGACTCAGAACGGTCAAGTACTCGAAACACTTAGCCCGAAAAATCTTCAATGGTGGATTGCTTGTAACGATTGCAGCTTTAAAACATTGCAGCAAGCCGTTGACTTTTTTCGTCACGCTATAAGAGCCGACATTAGAACTCAAGTTTTTATCGAAGGTCCAAAAGGCGGCATATACTCGCACCAAGGCAGAAAAAAATGAAACTAGAACAGAAGCTTTTAAATGCCTATAATGAGCTTTTATCAGACGCTAAGGCCGCCACTAAGGGTAGCATAGAAGATGAGCGAATAGACGCTAAATTATGCTTGTTAGAGCAATTAATGGAAAGTGAAGAACAAAAATGAAAACAGAAGAAGAAAGAAAAAAGCAACATGAGGAAAACAATCGCAAACAATTGGAATTGCTTAAGGCAGAAATTGCCGCTAAGCAAAAGGCAAAGAAGTGAAAGCAATAAAATCAGTTATAGACTTTTACAATGACTTGTATCCCCTGGAAGCGTTTGGCATTTTCCTGCTATTGCCTTCGTTCCTACTTCTTTGCGGCCTTGTAGCTTATAAATTACTAACGTGGATGATTCTATGAAAGCACTTAAAGAATTTTACGAAGGCTTATACCCTATAGAAGTTCTTACAATTTTCATAGTTTTAGCTGCTTCTGGCCTTATAGTTTATGAATTTCTAGCGTGGGTGTTTTAAAATTGGAACGACTAAAAGCCTCTTAAGGCAAAATCGGAAACGATAACAAAGAAAAGGCATTTTATGAAACTAAAAACGCTTAGAGAAAAAAACAGCGGGTATAATCCAGAAAAAGCAATAGATCATGGAGCTAATCCCGTGACGTGGCCCGATGGCAGAAGCTACTTAGTTGACTCTGAGGGGCATTACTATCGCTGGACGTTTTGCAAAACAGAAGCTCAATATATTACTAACTTCCCTAATCAGTTTGGGCTAGTAATGAATGGCGAATTTTTCGCATTGGAGGATTAAAATGAACATTACAGCGGAAAAATTCATAAACATTCGAGAAGAGCAAAAACTTTTTCGCACCATCGCAAAAGCTACCGATAAATTTGCGCAAGTAGATCAAATGCTTTTTCAGTTACTTAACTTAAGCGGCTTGCGAATTTCAGAAGCTCTTAACTTAAAGTGGGCCGATGTTGGCGAAGATTATTTGCTTATCCACTCGCCAAAAAGCGGAAAAAAACAGGAAACTGTAGTTATTGGTAATAAGCTCCAAGCATTGCTAAAAGCTTTTTTTGCCGCAAATCCTTATTCATTCAGCGAATACGTTTTCAATACGCAAAAGGGCCAATATAAGCGTACAAATGCGCATGAAAGGCTAAAATATTGGCTAAGAGTTAGTGAGCTCAGAGATAGCATTTCGCTCCACTCTTTTAGACATACATATGCGACTAGATGCTTAGACGCTGGCCTCTCATTGTCAGTAGTTAGGGACCAGTTAAGACATTCAAGTGTTGCGGTAACTAGCGTTTACTTGCACCATACTCAAGAAACTAAAAATAAGCTGAAAGAAGTATTTTAATTCTTAAAAGCTCCGAAAGGGGCTTTTTTTTCGCCCTGAAATTTATATGCATAATATTAATATAGTGCTTGACGCAATTGCATTGTTCGATTATACTAAGGAAGAGAAAACAAACGAAGGAACAAAAAATGGTCGCTTTAAAAATTGAATCATTTACGCCGAAACATCTCAGTGAGTGGACTAAGCCAGATAACTACTGCGGCGCAAGTCACTATGATTCATATGTTTTTCTTCGCCAGCACCGTGATTCTGACGTTCTTACACGTTCCAATTTTGAAGTGGGGCTTGAGCGTTTAGGCGGCGAATCTGAGACTGTAGAAGTTATCCACGAAGGTCATTGGGCCGTTGGTTGGGTACAATGGATTAAAATCGATGGCTCAAACATCGAAGCCTTAAATCTTGCCGACGAAATGGCAGGGGATATTTTGGACTATCCAGTTCTTGACGAGTCTCATTGGTCAGAAAAAGAGCATGATGAAAATTATAAATATTGTCAGAGCGAAATGTCTTATTTTCTTGGCAACTTATGTGAAGAACTTGAGATAGATGAAAGTGCCTTAAGCAAGAATGCAAAATCTACTCTTGAGCAATTCATCGAAGCGGCATTTTTTTACCGAGCTTCACAATCTGGAGAGGGTTATTTTGAGGTTAGTGACGCAAAAAAAGACTTCGAAAGTATTACATCCGATTGTGACTACTATCGCACAATGAAAGGCGCATCTAAGAAAATGATTAAACTACTTGATAAAAAGTTTGGAGAATAAATTATGGAAAACTTATATGATGCAATCGAAAAACACACTAGTCACTGGGACCGTAGAGATGAAAATACGTTAGTGCTTTACTTTTCTGGTTATAGAACTAAAGCCGCTTATGATTGCGAAACTGAAATAAGAACATTCGGCGCGTTTGTTATCGGCATGGACTTTGACCGTCAATGCGGCAAAACTAAAGTTATTGTACGTGAACCTAAAAAGGCGGCTTAAATGAAAATATTAGCGATTTACGATAACGGCGGCAAAACAATGGACCGTTATACGATTGTGGTTAATACCTACGGCGACCGCGAAAAAAAGTTCCGTGAATGCTTATTCTGCGGCAATGACCCAAGGGGTATGAGTGGCTGGAGCTCTTGTCAAATGGGCCGACATCTCGGCAAAAAGCTAACGTTTGAGCAATTGCCTGAGCTCATTCAGAAGTTTGTCCAGGCGCAAATAGCCTCTTAAGAACGTTCCAATTTTTATAACAAAGGTTAAGGGGTAAATTATGAGCACAATGTCTATAGCATATAACAAATTCATTAAAAAAATAAAAGTGCATGATTTAGGATTTTATAAGCCAGAAGACATTGCATACCACTTACTACGTGGACAAATGCTTAATCAAGTTTTAGTAGAGGAATTGTTAAAATTAAATGAGGATAGTTTTTTAGAGAATTTAGAGAATGCAAATAACATTTTAGATCTTAATAATGAGGGTAACTAAATGAAATTCATAAAAAGCACTGACAACGTAGACATAGCCGCAAAATCCATTGGCATTCACACTATGGAAGGCTTAGACAATCGAGGCCTACACATTCAAATTCGCCACAACGGCGATAAAGAGCTATTCGAGAAAGCTTGCAAGATGGCTGAGATTATCGTCAAAGCTTTAAACGAAGCTGAAAAGCCAGCGAAAAAATATCTTATGACCGCGAAAATCGAGGACGATTTTATTGAAAGCATCAAAGCTTCTGGAGATTATAAAGAGTCTTAAGAGAAAATCGGAAACATAAACAAAGCTAAGCATTACGCTTAAGCTAAAAACTAAGGAATAGTTATGAACAGCATCGGCCCAATTTTTGTCCTCCTCTTTCTCGTATCTTGCGGAAAATACGCAACTGATAAAGATCTGAACAAGCTTGGCGATAGAGTAGACAGCTTAGAAACACAACTTGCAGCGTTAGAAAATAAATCTACTGCGAATATTTCGGCCATTGAAAGCTTAAATCAATCGCTCGAAGCTGTAGAAAATGCGCAAGAAAATCAAGGAATTGCGCAAAATGCTAATTACAATAGTCTCTTAGCTATGATTCAATCATTGCAAGAGCAAACGACAACACTTTTGGCAAAGCAAGCGGCCTTAGAACTTGAAGATCGTGTTGTTGGGATATATGACCCATGCCCTCTAGTAGTGTCTACAGGCTTCCAGGAGAGTCTTTTCCGAATGAGCAGCGGTAAGTTAGTGGCTTACTTTGAGCAAGGTAATAAGAGGTTCTTAACGGTGTTAAAAACTGGGCTAAGATATAGAACAACTGATTCAAGAGCTTGCATTTTCACTTTGTAAAAAGGCCCTTAAGGCAAAATCGGAAATGAAAACAAAGCTCTTAAGGCAAAATTAAGGGCTGCATCTTGCCAAAAAGTTCTAGAATGTTGTATAGTATGTAAAAAAGAAGCATAAGCATTGCGTTAAGTGACACGTTGAGTTAGTATAAGTTAAACGCCCTACAGGAGATTTTTATGGCCAAAAAAGTTAAGAGAGATTCAAACGAAGTTGAAAGCTTAGTGGCGAACGGAATGTCCGTTAACAAGGCATGTGCAAAAGCTGGTTTGCAAAACACAGTGTACTATTTCCGCAAAAGGAAAGATCAAGCACTGGAACGGCAAAAGGAGTACCTCTCGATTAACAATACTCATAAAATGGCGATTTCTGACGACATTAACGATCTTATGCAAGAATATAGAAGCACAGAAGAAAGGCTATCGCAGATTAAAATGAAAATCGGTGAAAGTTTCATGTCTAACTCTTAAAACATTCCTTTCCCCAAAAAAAGCTCCGAAAGGGGCTTTTTTTTCGCCCAAAAATTACCTTATGACGCAATTTAGTGTACTAAAAAAGTACATTGTGCTAATATTATGTATAAGGAGAAACACAATGCAAATAAAAGGCCAACACAATGTTAGAGAAGTCTCAAGAGCAACTCAAAAAAGAATACATTAAGAAAGTTCAAGAACAAGTAATTAAACGCATCCTCAAAGCATCGCGACTAAAAGCTAAAAAGCGAAAGGAGCTAAATGAAAAGAGAAATTAAGGACTTGGTTGTGAAAGCACTCAAATCTGGCGAATTTAAGCAAGGTAAAGGTAGATTGGATGATGGGCATAGGTACTGCGTCCTCGGTGTAATCGCTTCCTTGGCCCTTTGTGAAGGCATTTGCACGTATGACAAGGGCGGAAAGTACGATGGGCGAAAAGAATCGCTATCGTTTAACACAATGAAATGGGCCGGTATTGCGCAATTCGATGAGCAATATTTAGAACCTGGAGCGGGCTTTGTAAAGTTTACGCTTAATGGAAAGGAAACTACTTTAGCCGCGCTTAACGACAGTGGAAAAAGCTTTGTGGAGCTTGCGGCAATTATCGAAAAAAACTGGGAGGACTTGTAACCAACAGAAATAACAGCTATAGTCAAATATTCTTCGCGAAATGCATTGTGCTAATACAGTTTTTAGTATAAGCTTGGCAAAAGGAAATCAATGAAGATTTCCGCTCCAAGGACGCTGACGTGAAAGATTCACACAAGCTTCTCGTTTTCCGCCAAACAATCCCACACCAAACAACAGAAGAATTACTATTGGGCCAAATCCGTGGCTTACTCATTCTTGCCAATGCACATCAAGTAAGTGGTAGTTTTGAAGTGTGCAAAAATTACCTAGTGAGATGTGAAGAAATACTCATCACTATTGAATTTATGCGTCTACCTCAAGAAAAGTGCGTTGCTTAGGGCATAGGCAAATATTGCTTAAGCCTACAGCTATAGTTATGATTTGCAAAAGATTGAAAACATAAGGGAAACGCAAGTTATTAACACAGTATCTACACAAAGTTTACACAATGCACCATCATTAAGGTATACTTTATAAAGAGAAGAGCTTCGGTAAAGATTGTCGAAGCGCATAAGCAGAAAAAACAAAGTTGTTTAACACAAGAGGTTCAAGGATGAATAATAAGCCATTTGCGCTTATCGGGGCAGAGTTGCGCGGAAATGATGTCCACGCTAACTATGAAAGAAATTCAGAGCTGCGCTTAGATCTTGTTAATTTAGGATTGTCTTTTGTCGGTGTCACTAATGTCTCCAGGAAGGGGATTTCGTCCCAGGTTTTTATTGTCGAAACATCTGATGAATTAGCCATTGCATATCTTGCGCGTAAATACGAGCAGAAGTCAATTCTAGTATCAAAAAATGGAACGACAGAAGTTGTTGCCACGAAATCATCCAACGGACGGAAATCGCTTGGCAAGTTTGAGTCGGTTACTAAAGCTATAGCTACTAAAGCATCGTTCCACATTAAGTTCATAGACGGCGGCAGAGAGTACTTTTACATAACTACTAAAGGATAAGCTAATGAAAGAGCAAATCGAAACGGAAATCAAAGCACTAATCGACATCGCTTGGACTGAGTATGACCTTGCAATTGCGCTTAATGACTCAAAAGCAGCGAACATTTGGAAGTCAGAAGCTTTTGATCTTCTCTCTAAGCTACCTGAGAACATGGTTATGCTGAAGGACATTCAATGAGTAAGCAATTGTTTCTCCTAGTAGTGGCTCTGCTAATGCTGAGCTTGATTAAACACTAGTACTTGAATAAACACATCTTATGTAAGCAACGACAGAAAGTCAATGCAGTATAAGTAAATAACAGGAAGTTATATGGGAATTGGCACAAAAATCAAGAAGTTCGAGGCAATGCCTGAGCAAAACCTTAAGCAATTTAATGAAGTTTTTACAGATAGCACACTAACCGGAAACGAGAATGCAGAAGTAAAAATTGGACCAATTGTTGGCCCTAGTAACGTGAGGATGCTCCTTGTTGGCGGCGAAGAAGTTGTGCATAAATTTACAGTTGCAGTGTTTTTAGGCCGCGAAGGAAGGTTGATTGGAGAGCCAACTACTACTAACGCAAAACTGGAGAACGAAATTATGACCGAAAAAGAAATGGGACTTGAGCCGGTCGAATACATGATGCTTCAGTATCTTCGAGGATGTCAGAGTAGTTTGCACACTCAGTTAGAGATTGCTGACAAACTGAATAAGTCTGTACGTGGTGTGAGAAATACGCTTAAGCAAATGGAAGAGAAGGAAATCATCACAATTGTACCATTGCTTAACATCCACAGGCTTGAAATTAACGTTAACGAAGTTTGGATTTAATATGAGCGAGCTTGAATTAGAGATTGGCCGCTTTTTTGGTGGATCAAGCTTCTTTTTGTACCAAGTTATCAAGCATAATCCAAAATCATCACTTAAGGATTTGCAGATTGAAACTGGATTGTCTGATAGATCACTGAAGGATTTACTCAGATACTTAACCGATTCGAATATTATTACGAGAGAGAGAGTGTTTTTGCGATATACGAAAGGCTTCATCTACTCTTCAAACGACGCTAAAGAAACATGGTCATTACACTAAGGAAAAAGAAAATGGAACAAATCATCAAGTACAAAAACAGAAAGCTCTACTCACGCACTCAAAGTGCTTATGTAACTCTCACAAGTATTCGCGAAATACTTCAAAAAGGCAAAACTGTGCAAGTTATCGATCACGAAGGTAACGACATCACTGAGAAGACTTTAGTTAAAGTTACTTTTGCCGAAAAAATGTCCCAATTTTAGTTCTAACATAAAACAACTAGCGCATGAAGCGCAAGGAGAATTCAGGATGAATATCAAGCAATCGTTTCTAGCAATGGACGCATGTTTCGCAGCAGGTTTAACTCCGCATTTCATTGGCCTTCACGGCATTGGAAAATCGGCAGTAATGTATCAGTATGCTTCGGCAAATGGATATGAAGTTGTAGAAATTCGCGTAGGACTTATGGCCGATGCTGGTGATTTAGTCGGCATTCAAGAATTTCTTAAGTGTAAAAACACTGGAGAAGCTCTTTCCACTCGCCACGTTTTGCCCGACTGGTTTATGAAAGCGGTTGTGCAAATATCAGAAGCTGGGGCAAATCAAAAGCCTGTTATCATTTTCATCGATGAGCTTAACCGAGGCCACAAAGATTTGCTCCAGGCTATCTTCGAACTCGTTTACGACCGCTCTTTGAAAGGCGTAAAAATGCGCAAAGGTTGTCAAGTTGTAGCTGCTTCAAATCCTCCGACGGAAGATTACAGCGTATTAGACTTTGACGATTCAGCTTTTCAAGATCGCTTTGTGCATATCAAGTTTGAGCCAACAAAAGAAGAGTGGCTTACATATATCAAAGAAGCTGCTCCAACTTCTACAGTTGGCGACTTCATTGCCGAGTATCCGCAAATGCTTGAGAATGCTGGACTGAAAAGCTTCAGCCTTGATTTCGTAAAACCTTCACGAAGATCATGGGACAGGATTACTAAGCTAGAAGCTGTGAAATGCGATCCAAGCATTGAGCTAGAACTTTTCATGGGCATTGTCGGCCTTGAGCCAGCACTAGCTTATACAAAGTTCCGCGAAACAAATTTCAAAGCTATTCGTGGCGAGCAAGTGCTTAACGAATACAAAACCGTTCGCAAAGAAGTGAAAGCAGCGATTAAGAAAAATCGCACTGACTTACTTGGAACAGTTAACCAAGAGCTTGATGAACTTTTCAAAACCATGACTAGCTTAACTAACGCTCAAGCTGAAAACTTGTCTGAGTTTGTGAATGATTTGCCCGCAGAACATGCTTATGCATTAGCGATTATTGTCAAAAATAACACGCAATGTACTCTCAATATTGTCGATGTCGATGTTAAGAAATTAACAGAGGGCGCGGAGAAAATGGGAATGTTCGGCTATACAAAATTCGTAAATAGAGTTTTAGCAGTTCAAACTAAGCGCGAAGAAGCTAAGAAACAAACAGAAGCAGTGGCAACATAAAGCTTTGGGGGAGGAGAAATTTTCCCCCAGCATTTTACGGCAAGCACAAAAATAGGAAATGAAATGCAAAACATTGAAACTACCGAAACTCCAGCTCTTGCTCCAGAAGTTATCTGCGGAAAGTCTTTACTAGTTGCTCAAGAATCTCTTTCGATTGTAATTACACTATTACTTTCGCAAGGAGGCGGACAAACTTCGCCAAAAACTTTCTATGCGCATTTTCTTATGAACATGAATATACAATGGGTGGGGCCAAAGCATCAGGTACAAACTATGGGCGTAAGTATCACTGACAAAGTTAACTTATACATTAGCCCGACATTTTTCAATAAGCTAAACACCGCTCAGCAAGGCGAAGTTCTTGAGCATGAAATTGAGCACATAGTTTTCATGCACCCACTTCGGGCAAAAGATTACATTAGCACTGAGAAGAATGCTAAAGGCCGACACAAGTGCGCAAACATCGCAATGGATGCGAACATTAATGAAAATAAGCCAACGCTTATGAAATTTAGCGAAGGCTTTGTTACAATTGCTCGCTTAAATGCTCAACTAAAAGAAATTGGTTCGAAAGATGCGCTTGATATAAAAGATCCTTGGGAAGTGCATTACGAAAAGCTTATGAAAGCAGCGAAAGAAAATCCCGATCAAGGCGGCGAAGGATCTGATGGTTTTGGCGATCCAGTAGACGATCATTCAATCTGGGGCGAATCGACAGCTAACAAAGAAGTTGCTGAAGGCATTATCAAAAATGCTGCAAACAAAGCTCAAGCTTCTACTGGAGCTGGAAATATGCCTGAGAATATGCTCAGAGAAATCGCTAACATGAATAAAAGCACCGTGAATTGGAAACGAGAATTGCGCCAATTTTTTACTAACGCACTCACTTATGATTTTACTAAAACACGTAATCGCAGAAATCGCCGCTATGGCGTAGTTCAACCAGGACGTAAGAAAAAGCCAAACTTGCACATTGCAGTTTGCGTAGATAGTTCTGGCTCAGTTTCAGATTCATCTTTCACTCAATTCTTTGCGGAAATTGTAGAAATTTCTGAGATGGGAGTTGAGATTACTGTTCTTGATGCAGATTGCGAAGTGCAAAGCGTTTACAAGTTCGACAAGAAGAAGCAAGTGAAGAGATCAGGGCAAGGTGGGACAATGTACCAACCTGCGATTACAAAAGCTAAAGAGCTCGGCGTAGACGGGATTATATACTTTGGTGATGCAGATTCCGCCGATACTCCAGTAGATCCTAAGCTTCCATTTCTTTGGGCAATAGTCGGAAATCAAACTGCACCTGGGAATTTTGGAAGAACTATCAGAGTACTTGAGGAGAAGAAATGAAATTTACAATAAAAAAGACGACTGAACAAACTTTAATAGACAATAAAATCCTAGAGCTTTCAAAAATTTCAGGACTATATGAGTTTACAATTGCTAACTGCTTTTTGGCTGGCGGAGCGGTTAGGGATATTGTTCGCCAAAAAATTCCTAAAGATTGGGACATCTTCTTCAAAACCGATGCTGCAAAAGATGAGTTTCTTGCAAAGTTTTCGGGAAAAATGGAGCTAACTGGGTTTGGGAATTACAACTGGAAAATGTTCCAATTTATTACTATGGAAACTGGTACTCCTCAAAAAGTTACCGATACCTTTGATTGGAACGTAAACCAAGTGTACTACGATTTCGCAAGTTCTAGATTTGGAGGACAGACTCAAGACACCATGATGCACTTGATGCTAAATACAAAAGCTAAAACTCCACTTTCGGCGATTATGAGATTGCCTTATTTCATTGAGAAAGGCTTCAAGATAGATCAGAAAGAGCTTCTCTTTTGCCTAACTTTCATAAGCATAGCAGTTAACTTAACTTCTCACGAAGCTGTCTCAAATCAGAAGAACTTTACATCAGGCAACGGCGGAGAAGTTGGCGGCATTGAAGGAGTTATCGAAAGAGCTAAGAAAGCAGCTCTTGAGCAATCGCCTTTATGCAAGGCCTTGCTATGAACGAAGCTTTGGCCCAATTATATTTTAAGCTTTTGTGCAGCGGAGATATAAAATATACCGCAAAGAGAGCGTTCTTCAGTGCTCGACCTGACTTCTCGGAAATTCTGAGCCTTGAAGAAGCGGTTTATGGCCGCAGAATTCTCAACGACACTACTACTAGAAAGCTTCCAGAGTTTAAGCGAGCGGTTGAGCTTTACGAAAGTCCTTTAATGGAGGCGATGAAATGAGCAAAATTATTCCTGAATTTTACTACAATGATATGAGAACTTTTTTCGCCGACAAAGAGTTTAGCTTCGACAAAGATTTTTTAAATAATAACGGATGTAGTGCATTTGTGGGGGCACTAGAAAAATACTATCCCAAGTTTATGGGCAAGGGGATATATAAGCCCTTCACCCAAATTAAAGAGCTTCGAGAATTTGGCGAAGAGTTGATAAGAATTCAAAACAGCCCATTGGCGAAGGCTTTGAAATGAAATCTATAAATTGGGACAATCCTATGTCATACGAGGAATTTGAAGGAGCATCTTGGGGCGGAGTATTTTTATATCACGAAATTGAGCACTACGAGGCTCATATCAAGAAACTAATGAGACACACTCAGAAAAGTGCTTATGAAAGCTACCTAAGCTACTGTAAAATCATAGCCTCTCCGCTAGGACAGGCACTTTTGTAGCAGCTATTGCATTGTATTAGCACATGTGCTAGTATAAGCAAGTGACTAAGGAGAGTTTTATGACGCTTTTATCATGCATTTACTTCTACAGCTTTCTCAACGGTGTCGATCCGATGATTACTCAATCGGTGATTGAAATCGAAAGCAATGGCAATCCTTTTGCCCTTTCTCCAGATCGCAAAGATGGAGGACTTATGCAAATTCGTATGAAATATGTTCCTGAGACAATGCTTCAGTTATTTAATCCCTGTACAAACGTAAAGCGCGGCACAGAGATTCTAAAGAGAGCAAAAGAGAGTTGTAGAGAGTGTGTTGATAGTAGCTGGGTAGTTGCATACAATGTAGGAATAACTGGTTTTAAGAAAATTAAATACCCTAAAAAATTCCCATACTATTTAAAAATTATGGCGAAATTATGATCTTACTAAAACTCGTCTTCAGATTTCTCATTTCCCACATACTTTCGAACGAACTCACGTCCCAATTTTTCATACGTGGAAACTGGAGCTATATTCTTGCGAACATTGTCTCTTTCATTTTCGTTTACGAATTTGCGAGATGGGCTTTTGAGCGAAAAGTTGCTGATTTAATTTATAAAGATGTAAAAGTTGGAACGATTAAGGAGGATGAATGACAAAAGATCAGGCTACTACAATACTAATGAGGTTAAATATGAGAATCGATGAACTAATGAACATGCCAGTTCCCCAAGGGATTTACTTCTCGAAAGTAACTGGGAAGATCTTTGAAGTTACTGTCAAGCGAGACAGATCTGTAATCAGGTACGTTGACGGAGATAAAGGACTAACTCAATCGAAAGGTACTTTCAACATTCAGCTTAACTGGTTAGAGTATTACGAACTGCTTATGCCTTACGAGGTTTAACTATGAGCGAAGATACGATTGGAAGTTTTTGCACAAAAGAAGAAAACACTAAAGAGCTTACTTGCGCTTGTGTTAAATGCGAAAGCTTGGAGAATCAAAACAAGAAGCTTTAAAGTTTATTAAAAAGCAGAGGTAAAAAATGAAAGACGGAGTTTATATCAATACTTTTAGAGGCAATGCAAATCTAGTAGTTTTTGATAATGGGGAAATTGAGGATGGAGATGTAGTTACATTTCAAAACTACAACGCCACGTTTTCTCTGACAGAAAATGTACTTACAATTACCTACTCAGATCTCAAATACATTGGGGAGTTATGAAAATCAAAGATCAGCTAAAGCTTCAGCACAACATCGAAGTTCCTTACGAAGTTTGGACTATTTTTGGCGAAAAGAGTAAGGAAGTTCTCATGAGCGGAAGTCAAGCAAGCTTAGGCGAAGATTTCAAATCGCTAGAGCAGCTTAGAGTTGCTATTGAATGGTACGTTGACCAACTTGGCGGCAAAGTGAAGTGGGAGAAGTAAATGAATAGCTACTACGACAAATATGATAGAATTCATCACAAGCCTTGCATAAACGGCGAACCAAGCAGTGGAAACGGCTGGATTTATTCAGCTTATTCGGGAAAACTTGACGTTCCACTTGATATAAAAAAATTGGAACAATGCTTTGAGCTCTGCAAAGTTAGCGCAACTCAAATTAACAGAAGCCCAGGTAAAGCTTTACCGCCGATCTCCCGTGATGAAATTCTCGGCTTATCAGCTTTGAAACTTCTGAAGCCTTACAACCTTAACGGATGGAATTTCTCCCCTTACGCAATTCCTAAATTCTCAGCAATAGCTTTAGCTAAGCAACTTTGGGAGCTTCGGCCCACTTTAGTTAGTGACGGAGTTGGCGGGTATGAACTTGTCTACAAACATCGCAACTATTTTTGGAAAAACCACTTAAGTCAAATCTACCGCTTCTCTTTTTCTGTCTCACTTACTGACCGCCACTTCATTCTAAAAAATTGGGGCGCAAAGAAAAGCTTAAGCTATTTCGTATATTGGGCAATTGCTAAAGTCGATTCACTACTTCCGGCGAAAAATGGAATACGTTGGCTAAAATATGGAACGGGAATTGCGGAAATGGCGAAAGAATTTCCAGCAGATCATCCGATAACTTTGGCGGCGAAAAAATGAAAGAGCTTGAGGATAAGTATTTCGAAGGCTTTGTAAAAGGCTTTTGGGATTTGGAAAGTATCTCTAAAGGGCAAGTTCTATTTTTGGATATAGGAGAGGAAGTGGACAAGTTTAATGAGGAGATAAACTCGCTTGAGTGTTTTAAATATGGAGAGGTTCTAGACCATGAAACATGTTTCGAAACTGAAGAATTACAAAATGCGCTAAAGCGTTGGAAAGAATTCGAAAGCAGCCCGCTTTATCAAGCTCTCTTATAATTACGACAGGAGGTTGTAAATGTCTCTCGATGAAATCTGGATGAGCGGTGACTTCACCGCAGAATCAGCTCTCAAGCTTCGCAAAGACATCCTCGAACACGCTGCTTTGGGCGAAGATGTTCCAATTTTAATTTACATAAACTCTTACGGCGGATCTGTCGATGCTTTAAACAAAATCTTAGACACTATTGAAAGCCTTCCGAATAAAGTTGTCACAATCTGCTCTGGAACTGCAATGTCCGCTGGAGCGTTTCTTCTTTGCGCCGGAGATGAAAGATACATCGGAAAAAATAGTCGCGTTATGATTCATCAAGCAAGTGCTGGAGTTTTTGGCACAGTTAATGAAATGGACGCAAATCTAAAAGAATTTAAGAAGATGAACAACAGAATTATCAATCTCGTTTCTAAACGCTGCGGAAAATCGGTGAAAGATATTAAGGAATTGTTTGGCGTAAGCACTGACAAGTACTTTTCGCCGCAAGAAGCGAGAAAGTTTGGACTGGTAGATAAAATTGGAACGCCAAGGTTAAAGACGGTAACTACTTATGAAATCGCATAGGTTTAAGAAAGGTGATAGAGTGGTTAGAGTTTCGGACTCAGGAGACATCGGCTTTCCTCCTAAATTAGGCAAGATTTTAGTTGTTGAGAATGTGAAACGATGGGGAGTTATTCATTTTATTGGGGAAGATGTCGGATGCTACCCCGAAGACCTTATTTCCGAAGAACTCTTTAATTCCCCGCTCTACCAAGCACTACTTTAATTACCCCAAAACGACTAGGACGGTCGTTTTAATGTCAAGGAAGACAAATGCGAATAAGTCACTCCTCAAAAACGACACTGAAGCAATGCGGGGAAAAGTACCGCTTACATTACATTAGGAAGCTTCGTTCGCCAAAACTATTCTCTGCCCTTTTCTTCGGCGGCGCTTTAGATGAAGCATTTTCACGAATGCTTTTGGATAAAAAGCTGATGAAAACTCCAGAAGAGGAGGAGCTGCTCCAATTCTCTCCTGCTGAAATATTTTATAAAAAAATGGAACGAGTGGAGAACAATGGCAAAACTATCGAAGCTGCAAAAAGCACTTACGCTGATTACTATAGCAGCGATTTTTCCCCAGAGTTGCTTACCGCTGAAGCTGTGGAGAAGCTATCGGAATTTGCGCCAGATGTGGCAAATTCTACAGACGCTAAAATCGCCAAAGAGAATTTTCTGGCTTTTATGGATGAGTGCAAAGCCGTCGTCAAAGCTAAAAAGAAGCTATCTCTTGAGGACTTGGCGCTCTTCAATTATGTAACTTGGCTTACGTTGGTTGAGAAAGGCTATCTAATGCTAGAAGCTTACAAAACTCAAATCATGCCCCAAATTTTCGAAGTTTATTCAATTCAAGAACGTATAACTTTGCCGAATGAAGCGGGCGATGAAATTACAGGCCTAATCGACTTCACCTGCTCGTTTGTTGACGAACCTGGGACAATGTACGTTTGCGATAACAAAACATCGTCAAAGCCTTACAAAGCGTCTGAAACAAGCTTGTCAGAGCAACTTGCAACTTACTGCGAATTTAAGCAAACAACTAAAGCTGCGTATGTAGTTATCGAAAAGAAGATTTACGCGAAAATTCCTAAAATTCACACGCAAATCTTAAGAGATGACATCACTGAGGCAACATTTGCTGAGACATTTGCACATTTTGAGGAAGCATTGTATAGTATTAGTACAGGTGATTTTGAGCAGAACTTTAAGTCTTGCTTCGATTACGGTCGCCTTTGTCCATATTTTGCTCTTTGTAAGCACAATAACGCCGAAGGATTGGTAGATGTATCCGAAGTTTAAAGTAGGCGAAAAAGTAGTTTACATCGGCAAAAATGCACAAGAGTTTCACGGAAAGCTAGTTCAAATAGAAAGTGTACGCAGTGTACTTTATAAAGTACCTCACTACTACATTATAGAAATTGACTGGCCTGTTTCCGAAAATATTTTAATTGCTGAAGAAATATATAATTCGCCACTTTACCAAGCACTACTTTAGCACAACAAGGAAAATATAAATGGCACTAGAAGATCACACCAAGAAAGACTTAGCCGCAATGATTCGAGAGCTCCAAGCAAAGCTTATCGAAATGAAGCCAGTCGAAAGTCAGCTCAAAGCTGATGCGCAAGAACTGAAAGCTAATGCAATTGGCTTACACAAAGATGAGAAAGGAAATTTCAGTCTTGTGAAAATCAAGTTCGATCTGGACAAGAAAGCAGCGGCTATTAGTGAAATTGAAAGCTTAGGATCATCTGACGATGCAATTGCATCATACAAACTTAACCAGTATGCATCAGAAATGATCATGCGAAAAACAAGAGGCGGAAAATATGACTAAACTACAGGCTATCAAAAAGCTAAACAAGAAATTCAAAACGTACAACTTGAATGTCGAATGTGCTGGTAATGCCAGCAAAGACGTATTCACAGTTAAAGCATTTCTTCAAATCTTTGAGCCAAGTCTTGAGAATGGAAAGCAGCCGGTTGTAACGAAAAATGCAACTGGTTATGGATTTGATGGTGACATTAAACTAGCGCAAGATAAAGCAATTATCGAAGCTGTAGAAAACTTAGGATTATAATATGTCCCAAATACAACCTATCATTTATAAAAAAATGACACAAGTTATGGCGGAAATAGGATTTATTGGTAAGAACCAAAAAAATGCCGCCCAAGGTTTTAAGTTCCGAGGCATAGACGACTTCGTAAACGCTCTTTATCCAGCACTTACGAAGCATGGTGTTTTCATGGCCCCTAGATGTGTAAACGCCACTCAGGAAATCAAAGAAGTGGAACGTTCTAGCGGTAAGAAAGGTGTAGATAAGCATATCTCGCTTTTGATGGAGTATGACTTTTTCGCCGAAGATGGTTCCAAGGTAACAATTGGACCAATTCCAGCAGAAGGCTTAGACAGTGGAGATAAAGCAACTAACAAAGCTTTGTCTGCTGCTTTGAAGTATGCACTTATTCAAACATTCTCAATTCCTACTGAGGATATGGCTGAAGCAGATGCTGAAACACCGACTATCCGTCAAACGTTAGCCGCTCCAATTATTAAAGCGGAAACCGTGGCCGCTACCTCAACAGGCGGACCAGTTGTTACAATAAAAGCCGACGGAACTCTAGTAACAGCTTCTGGAAGTAAATCTTTCCGCAAACCTAAACCAGCTTCAGAGGAGTTATAAAATGGAACAAGAACCTAAAGTAGTTCCGCAAGAAGAAGTTCAGCACCGACTTGAAGTGCTTGTTCGAGAATCTCTTGCCGAAATTAAGAACGATCTTTTGCCCCACTTAAAGCATGGCGAAGCTAAGCGATTACTTATGGCCACTTTAGAATATCCGCAAACAGTTGCTGATTTTTCGCAAGAAAGTCACGAGCTTATTCGAGCATTTTCTGCCGCAAAAGCTGTAACTGACGCAATGATTTCACTCGGAGTTGAAGTTGTAATCAGTAAGCTAGTTGAGCGCGAAAGAGATGCCCAGGAAAAAACAGAAGAGGTTGAAAATGCAGAATCCTAGAAAAGAGCGAATTTTGAGATTGCTAAAAAGATTGGAACGATTGACCAATAACTTGCGCAGAGATTCTACTCTTGCGGATTTGTCCCAATTTTTAGCAGTGGAAAAAGAAATTCAAATACAAACAGCTTATTTACAACACGAAGGAAATTAACATGGCTAAGAAAACTTACTACAACTTAGGAAATATGAAAACTAAGAAGGACAAGGACGCTGACGGAAATCTTCAGTACTACATTGAAATTGACCAAAAGCTGCAAGGTCGTTTGTCTATTGACGGCAAAAAGATCACGACTAAGTTTATTGATGTGGAACGTCCCACTACTAAGTTTGATCGTATGCTCAGCAAGGGCGTAATTGATCAAAACGAGTATGACAAGAAAACTGAAGAGTACTCTAAAGAAGGCAGACTGAGCTTCATTAAGTTTGACCTACAAATCGCTAACGAAGAATAGAAAAATTGGAACGGGGGCAGCTTATGATTTTCAAAGTTTCCCCCTTTCGCAATGGCAAAGAAGACTTAATCACCCACATTCGGCGAAATGGCAATGACGTAACTTTACTCAGTTTCTACTGCGCTTGCGGTGGATTTCCAGTTGCTGCGGCAATTGTTTTCTGCATCGAGGAGTTTCCAGAAAGGGCAGAAGAGTTGAAGAAGAAGCTGGAAGTTATTAAGGAGTTTTATGGTTACGAATCGATTACTGAGTAGGGAGGAGTGGATACCTCTAACAAGTGCTGAAGTAAGGGCTATTGTCGGAGAAGATGTGCGTAACGGAAACTTCCTTGCATTTTTTAGACGGTACTTCGGCGAGGAAACTGCGGATGCTATATGTATATGTCATAACTATGATTCCTACGAATTATATCGCCAATGGTGGATTTTAGAAAACACGCCTTTAGGAAAAGCTTTAAAATAAGGATAACATGAATTTCAATAAAGCCCGCAAAGATCAAAATAAAGTTATGTCTATGGGCGATTTACTACGTTCTGGAAAAATAACTGGGACAATCGATCCAACAAAGCTTGTACATGGCCCCAAAAACTTTGATTGTCTTGAGCGTCCTTGGTGCAGAGGCGACATTTCAATGATATATGCCGGAGCAGGAATCGGCAAAACAAGTACCATCCTTTACATTTACAAACACATTCTCATGAACAATCCGAAAGGCGTTGTCGTTTTCGTTTCATTAGAAATGACAGCGCAAGAAATTGCGGAGAAGTGGTCTTTGGCCACAAAAAACTGCCCCGAACTTTCCGACCGCTTTTACATTGTTGAAAACTACGATGAGCAGGGGATTTCTAAAATGCTCACTGTTGAAGGCATTAAGTACGAGCTTAAGAAAATTAAAGAAACGTTAAACGAAACTATTATTGCATCAACTGTGGATCACTTACACCAAGTTAATACGAATGGCTCACCTGACTTTAATCCAGTTATGGACGCTCTGAAGGTACTAGCAGTTGAAGTAGACACTCACCTCTTTGTCCCATCTCAGACAACGAAAAATAAAGGCGTGGGGGACATTCCAGTTCCCAAAGACGGCTGCTATGGTACATCCAAGGCTGAGTGGTTAGCGACACACATTATCTCAATTTTCCAACCTCTCATGAGAGTACAAAAGGAAATCGATCTCCCTGTACTCGGGTGGCAATATGCAAAAATCCGTTATAAGAACAAGAATGATAAAATTAAAGAGAACATGAATTACCTCCTATATTTTGAGCATGATACTCAGAACCTTAGAGAGTTAACTCGACAAGAAAAAGCTGATTTTTCCATGTTCTATGAAAAAGTTCTAGAGCTTCGTTCTAATGAGGAAAAGTTTAAAGCGTACCAGTTTGATTTGTCTGAAACGATTGTCGGCAAAGATGGGCAAACAGTGAAACTCAATAAGATTGTAGGCGGCGGAAGGCCTCAGCATTTGGATGAGGAGCTATAAGTGGGAAAATTCAAAGTTGGCGATAGAGTTATAGTTATAGATGATCAATTAAGGCCACACCAACGTCACTTTCTTGGCAAAAGAGGAATCATTAAAGAAATAGATGAGACATGCTCAGGAAATTTCGATTGCGGACAATACTTCAGTCTTTTCTCTTTCAAACTAGAACTCGAAGCTGTTTATGAATCTCCTCTTTATCAGGCACTTCTATGAATAAGTTTAAGATTGGAGATAAAGTTATCAAGGTTAGAGGCAAACAAGCTTTTGAGGACATTGAAATTTTGGATACAGGGACTGTAGTTGGTGAATGGAATGGCATAGGGTATAGGATCTTTATAACTAAAGGTAAGTACAAAGGCGAATCTAGCGTTACAGAAACGGAAAACTTAGAGCTTGAGTCAGTTTACAACTCTCCTTTATATCAGGCACTTCTATGAAGCTATCCATTTTCCTCTCAGCAAATGCTCATCCGCAAAATGCTGCCGAGAAGAAGGTCGTAAGCTATCAAGTGTCTAAGCCAAATATTCCCACAACTGTAGAATTCGAAAACGATGACGATCTCATCCGCTTCGTAACCACTTACGCTTGGTCGCCTTTTGTATTCTCAGGACATCGCCACGCTGACAATTTCATCTCTTGCGATTTACTTGTCTACGACATTGATGACGGATTAACTATCGACGAAGCAAAAATTGTAATCGAAAATGAAGGTTTATGCTGTTTAGCTTTGCCAACACCGTCACACACTGAGGAACATCATAAGTTTCGCATAATCATTCCGCTTAGTCGTACCATTTATAATTCTGATGTTTACATTGCCACTTGGGCAAAAGGTGCTGAGCTTTTTGGCGTTGTCGATCCGTCTTGCAAAGATTTAGCCCGCTATTACAACGGCTCAACTATTGACGATGGATTTTGGGAAGAAGGAAGCTTCTTCGAACCTGTAGAAATAAAATTGGAACAGCTCTTAAGTGCTTCTGCTGCAAAAGGAAATGAGCTTATGCTACCAGTTTCTGGCGACATCAAGGACGTTATCAAAAGCATTTACGGCGAAGAGAGGAACGTAGTTCCAGAAGCTGTCGATTTCTTTGTGCGAAATGCTGCAAGCGGAATGCAAGGCCAGTGGATAAATGCGTTAAATCGGTTCTGTTTTTCCCTAGCATTGTCTGGAGTTGGAAAAGATGCTATACTAACGGTGTGCAATGAACTGGCTCCTCAAGAGCTTGATAAGAAAGACTTGTACCAAATTAAAAAGGCAATTTCGGACGCTGAGAAATTGATATAGCTTATGCATAAGTTTAAGAAAGGCGATAGAGTTATACTTCTGCCATCTGCGGTTAAATCATCTAACGTACATATCAGTAACGTTGGCAAAGTAGTTATAGTTACAGAAGTGTCCCTAATAGATATTAGATATAACGCAATTGAACATGGTAACTTTTGGGCAAAAGGCTATGACGTAGAGCTTGAATCAGTTTACAACTCTCCTCTTTATCGGGCGCTACTATGAAAGAACAAGATTTGTCCCAAGTTTTCTTCGACATGCAAACTGTGGCAAACTCCTGCAAATACTTAAACGATTCTGATTTATATGACTTGTGCATTATGGATATTCAAATTTACCAGCGAGTAGATTTAGACGACATGTACGACAAACTTGCGGCTGGAGAAAAGCTAACTGCTGATGAAAGAAAAGAATTGGAACGATTCTATACTTTAGTCAGTGTCGATTTCCTGGTGAAAGAATGAAGCTTAGGAATACTGACAATCCTGTAGATGAGGATACGTTTAATCGTGATTGGAGAGGTGTAGCTAGACGACATGGGCTAAATAGGCACTCTGTAAAATGGAACGAGTTTCACAACCTTATCGGAAGTCCTTTGGACTCAGTTAAACAGATCTCCCAGCATTACCAAGCTTACCTTGCATACTGCAAACTTTGCGAAACACCTTTGATGAAGGATTTAGAATGATTAAGTATAAAGTGGGGGATGTTGTAATTAGACATTCTCCAAAAGACCATGCCCTTGATTCGGGAATTGGCGAAGACTTACTCATTACGGACGTTAAGAGCTTTATTTTCCCCGTTATTAAAAGTTCTAATAACCATTACTACATGTTGGAAAATACTAGAACAGGCTCAGTTTACTCAGCTTGGGAAGATCAGATAGAGCTTGCCGAAGTTGTGCGCTCTCCATTGTATAAGGCACTTGCTTGAAAAACTACACCATCGTAACTTGCGCTGAAACTTTGGCCCAACTTTACGCTCACATAGAAGAATTCGACTACTTTGCGTTCGACACTGAAACAACTGGCTTAAACGTTCGCAAAGATAAAGTTATTGGCTTCTCCATTTGTGGAAAAATTGGAACAGCTTTCTACATGCCGCTTACGACTTGGGATAAAAGCTCCTCACAGCTCGTTCCAATTTGGGGGCAAATGGACTTTGAGAATGTCCTTGAGAAGCTTGGCGAAAAAGAACTCTTGATGTGGAACGGATCTTACGATGTTCGCATTGTAAAAAACAACTTCAATATTGACCTTACGAATTCCCTTTTGGCTGACGTTATGTTGATGAAACATACTGTAGATGAAGAAGGGGAGTTTGGACTTAAGAAAGTTGCAATTCAGCTACAAGAAGAATTAGGCCTCGATATGGAAACTGCTGCAAATGAAGAGCAGCTTCGCCTTAAAGAAAACGTTGCCGCTAACGGCGGATCAACTACAAAAACCAACTATGAAATGTATAAGGCTGATTTAAATGTAATGGGCGAGTACGCCTGTTCTGATGCAGATTTGACTTTGAGAATAGCGGAATACTACAAGCAAAAAGTAGAGCAGGAAGGTCAGGAAGAATTCTTGTATGACATTGAGCCAATGCCGCTCCTGAAAGAAGTAACTATTACAATGGAAGAGAAGGGTATTAGGCTTGATTTGGCAAAAATAGAAGCTACGAAAGTTGCCCTGACACTTGATATGCAAGAGCTTGAAAAAAGCATCCTTAGCCAATTAAACGCTATTCCAGAGGTATCTACCTGGATAAAGCGCAAGTCACTGGAAGAATTTCCCCCCAAGAACAAAGGCAGTTTTGCACAAGCTGTTTGCAAACATTACAACTTTGACTTGCCAAAAACTCCGGCTGGTAAGTTTTCAATTACTGCGAAAACTATTCAAACGCTTAGGCCTTGCCGAGGTAGTGCTTTTCTTTTGGGCAATGAGGATTTACTTCCCGAAATTGCGGAGAAGATTTCTTGGGATTTGTTTGTCAAAAGCGGGCAAAGTGAAATCAACATAAACTCAAAGCAACAATTGGGGCAAATCGTATTCGATTGCTTGGGAATTAAGCCTCTTACAAAAACAGAGAAAGGCGCTCCACAGTTTAATGACGACTTAATTCAGCACTTAGTTGAAGTTAGGCATATTACTTGGGCCAGAGACTTAAGCAACTATAACAAGCTTGTTAAAATTAGTGGAACATACATTGATCGATTTCTTGATGAACAAGAGAGTGGTCGATTTTATCCAAGCTTCAATCAGCACAGGACAATTAGCGGAAGATATGGCTCAAATTTACAGCAGCTTCCTCGGCCTAAAGAAGAAGGCGAGCTTGATGAAATTGTTCTAAAGTACATTAATGTCATTAGAGAATTCTTCATTACTGACGAAGGAAGAGCTTTTGTAGATGTAGACTATGAATCACTAGAACCACATGTTTTTTCGCATGTTTCAAATGATGATGGGCTAAGAGATATTTTTCGCAATGGACATGACTTCTATTCAACTATTGCCATTAAAACCGAAAAGCTAATTGGAGTTTCTGCCGATAAGAAAGCTGAAAACTACTTAGGCAAAATCAACAAGCCAAAGAGGCAATCGGCAAAAGGGTACTCACTCGGCGTACCCTATGGAATGAAAGCGTTTGCGCTTGGTAAGACATTAGGAATATCAACTCAAGAAGCTGAGAAGCTTATCGAAGGGTATTTAAGTGGGTTTCCTGAACTTAGGGCGTGGATGGATCGCTCCGAAGAGCAAGCTCAACAATATGGTTTCGTAAAATCCGAAACTGGACGTGTAAGACATTTGCCTAAAGTAAAAGCTCTTTACAATAAGCATGGCGACGAGCTCTTAGAATTCATGTATCGGAAGAAGCTCACGTCCCAACTTTCTTCAAAGATGGGCTACCTCCAGGCTAAAGAGCAAGTCCAAAATTGGTACATGGACTATAAGAATGGCCTTAATAACGCAAAGAATTTTCAAATTCAATCCCTTGCTGCCAGCATTGTTAACCTTGCTGCAATTGCGATTAATAGGAAGTTCAAAGAACTTAAGATTGATGCTTGGGTTGCTCTTAATATTCACGATCAGCTTGTTGTAGATGTTCCGCAAGATAGGGCTAAGGAATGTGCTGCAATTGTTCAAGACATTATGGAAAACAATTACAAAATATCAATCCCACTAAAAGCTCCAGCAGCTATTGGCTATAATTTAAAGGATGCACATTAATGAGTAAGTTTAAGTCCTATAAATATAGAGCTGATAAAAAAGGGATATTATTTGATATACCAGAGTTAGTTTTTAATCACTTAACTAAGCAAGAGTGTTATTACTGTAAAACAACTGAAGGAGATAGAGGAGTTGATAGGATAAATAACAAATTAGGATACGAAAGCGGTAATTGTGTTTCGTCATGCTGGAATTGCAATAGAGCAAAATCTGATATGGATGCCGGTGATTTTGTAGAGTACTTAAAGAGGTTCAATAAAGAGCTAACTATCAGACACAATCCATCTACCGTACATTGGGACGAAGGCTTTGTAGAAGTAAGAGCGGACATTTGGGACAGAGATGTACCTAGCGATAACATCCTTGCTTTTATGAAAGAAATAACAAAAAAGAAAAATTCTTATTTAGCTTCGAAGGCATTGGTAAAAAAATGAGCAAGTTCATGGAAGGCGATAAAGTTTACTTTAACACTGGAACCTCTTATGGAAGTAAGGTGATAAAAGGCTTAGGCACAATACGGAACGTTAGAACTGTGTCCACTGGGGGCTATTACGTTACAGTTAACTCCTTTATACAAGCACCAAAAAACTTCGGTAATATGGATGAAGTAATAGTATCAGAAAAAGAAGGCGGAGTTATCGAACACGAAGCTATCTACAACTCCCCTCTTTATCAGGCGCTGTTGTGAGTAAGTTTAAAGTAGGCGATAAAGTTATCAGAGTTGGGCCGAGTACTTATTACACGTACTACCCTAACGTTATTAAAGGGATGATCTATATAGTTTACCAAATAGCACCTGAGGCATATAGTATAGTTATCGGTGATGAATCTAATGGCGAGAATTATACCTTCAACGCCTGTTACTTCATTCTCGAAGACGTTTATAACTCCCCCCTCTACCAAGCTCTGCTTTAGCAAGTTTTGCCTCCGCTCTTCCAAAACAGCAGCTTTAGCATTATACTAGCACAAGCGGAGGAAGAATATGTCCCAATTTAAAGTAGGCGATAGAGTTGTTGTCGTTAGATACGATGGCCGAGATGACCATCTTTATAACGGGCTATTAGCCACTGTTACTGAGGTTGGTGAAGATCACAGAAAGTGGTCGGTAAAAGCAATGTCTGAGAACTCTGAGGAATTCGAGTATGAAGCAGAAGAACTGGAACTAGAAGCTGTTTACAATTCGCCCCTTTATCAGGCGCTACTGTGAATAAGTTCAAAGTAGGCGATAGAGTGGTTAGAACAGGCGTATCTAACGGTAGACACTACTTAGGTAATATAGGCGTAGTTTTTGAGGTAATAAAAAATGGCCGCGTATTAGTACAGTGGGAAACCAACACAGTTACTGGCAATTCTTCTGAAAATCTTGAACATGAAGCTATTTACAATTCGCCGCTATACAAAGCGTTAGCATAAGGAAGTATGAGCATAAGAAGAAAACCAGAGTTTGATCGTTTCCATTCAGGCCTATCAAGAAGAGTTACTGGATGGCTTGATGATCCGGATTATACCTCACAAGACCTTACTAATATCGTTAGGTCTGAATTATCTAGAACTTGGAAGTATTTGATGGATAGGATTAACACACAAGAAAAAGAACTAGCCGAGAAAGATGCGAAGGTACTCCAGTTGACTGAGATTATTAAAGACATGAAAGAGTTACCAATCGCTCAAGACAACATTGATCTAGAAAAGAGAATGAAACAGCTTGAGGAAAAACTGAAAGCGGCGGTTGAGAGTATCGAAGACCTGGTTATGGAAAGTGAACACCTTACTGGTTGTAAGTATGATTCTTATGGGCACGAATGGCCATGTAACTGCATGGATAGAAATTACTTTAACCGTGACGATTGCATGGATAGGTTAAAAGAAGTACTCGCCAAAATTCGAGGTGAAAAGTGAGTTTATATACTGACATTCAAGCGTGGTATTGTAAAAAAGGAAAAACATGAAAGAAACATTCGCAAAAATTGGAACATTCCTTGCCGCAATTTCTGGCATTGCATTTATCTTCTATCTCTACCGCATTTTCAAAGACGTACCACTTTCTGATGACACATTCCCTCTTTCTGCCGAAAAAATTGAAGCGGAAAAAGCCGTTTCTGCCGCGAAAGAAGAGCTGAAGGAAGTTGATGCGAAAGTATTTTCGGACAAAGAAATCGAAGACAGGTTCAACAAATGAATGTGCTTTTTCAGATTACTTATGTTGAACGTTTCGGAACAACTAGAATTGGGCCGGTGAGTGTAATTGCAATTTCCTCTGGAAGCTATATTAATAACCCTCAGAACATCGTTCCACATTTTGTATTTATGGCTGGGTTAAATTTCGGAAGCATTCCCTGCTCACTTGCTGAGCTTTACACTCCGCTAACGGAGGCTTTGAAATGAGCCGCTTTAAGATTGGCGATAAAGTTACTGTAACTAATCATAACGTTCATCCAAGAAGCAGAAAGGACACTCTCTCTATTGGCGACAGCTTTGTAATTGGCAGCTTCAATGAATGTACTCCTAGCTTAAAGTATAAGTATGTTTACTTTCCAGAAATGGGCAATGGCTTTTTCGACACTGAGATAGAGCTTGAAGCAGTTTACAGTTCTCCGCTTTATCAGGCGCTGTTGTGACCTTAGAACCGCTATCGTTTGCATCTGGCTTTTGCGTTGGCATTTTTATAACGCTGCTGTTTTTAATTTGGGAGCTTTATGAGTAAGTTTAAGAAGGGCGATAGAGTTGTACTGATTGAGTTATGTGATAATACCCAGGAATGGGATAAAGTTTCATTAGGCTCTGTAGGTGTTGTTATTAAAGTAGATGATAGTCCTAAGTATCGAAACGAAGTAGTTTTTGAAAATGAAAATCAAGATGCACTTTGCGATCACAAGTTAGAATTCGAAAGCGTTTACAATTCCCCGCTTTACCAAGCTCTGCTTTAGCAAACATTTCCGCAGCAGAGACATTATGCTAACACTGTGCTAAAATAAACCCCTGTCCCAGTTTTTACATTCACTACATTACGAAATTGCCAGGAGGGCGCTTGAACAAATCGGTTAAGATTCTATCAGAAATTACGGTCTTTGCAAAGTACGCTAAGTACGACAAAAAGAAACAACGTCGCGAAACATGGGAAGAGATTTGCTATAGAAACATGGCTATGAACTTGAACAAGTACCCTCAGTTGTATCAGGAAATTCTAGACGTTTACCACAACTTCGTCATTCCGAAGAAAGTACTACCGAGTATGCGCTCAATGCAATTCGGCGGAAGACCAATTGAGCTTTCTCCAAACCGCGTATTCAATTGCTGCTTTCTGCCCGTTGATCACTACAAAACATTCTCAGAAACTATGTTCCTACTTCTTGGCGGATCTGGCGTAGGCTATTCAGTTCAGAAAGCACACATCTCGAAATTGCCAGAGATCAATAAGCCTACGAAGAAGCGTCGGTATGTTGTTGGCGATTCTATCGTTGGCTGGAGTGATGCTGTCAAAGCTTTGATGGAGGCTTATTTTCGCGGAAAGTCTCTTCCAGTATTTGATTTCTCCGATGTGCGGGCGAAAGGTGCTGAGCTAATAACAAGCGGAGGGAAAGCTCCAGGTCCGGAGCCATTGAAAACGTGTCTGTTTAAAATTCAGACGATATTGGATAGAAAAGAAAATGGGACAAAGCTATCTACTTTGGAAGTGAATGACATCGTATGCTTCATTGCTGATGCCGTACTCACTGGGGGAATTCGAAGAGCTGCCTTGATTTGTCTTTTTGATTTAGACGATAACGATATGCTCACTTGCAAATTCGGTGAGTGGTACATTGAAAATCCACAGCGCGGAAGAGCTAACAACTCAGCAGTGGTTATGCGCCATAAAGTATCTGAGAATGACTTCATGGAGCTTTGGAAAAAGATTGAAGCTTCTGGTTCGGGCGAACCTGGAATTTACTTTAGTAACAATGCAGATTGGGGCACGAACCCATCATTGAGAGCCGGAACTCGTGTCTATACTACAGACGGTATTTTTCCTATTGAGGAACTACAAGATAAGGAGTTCTTTGTTAAGAATCTTAATGGCGAGGTTTCCCCTGCTAAATGCTGGCTTTCTGGCAAGAGTAAGCAACTTCATAAGATAACTCTGACTGGGGGACATGAATACTATGCAACTCCAGAGCATGAGTGGGCAGTTCAAGATTCTTCTGGAAGCTTTACTAAAGTGAGGACTGATTTATTAAAAGCAGGGCAAAAGTTTCCTATTCTTAGAGAGAGTAAAATGTTCGATGGTACTTTGGGCAATTATAAAGATGGGTTCTTTATTGGATGGCAATTAGGAGATGGAGGAACTCACTTAAGGAAAGATTCTGGATTAATACAACACAATCTTATTGTATCAGAGAAGGATAGCGAGTCGGGAATCAAGGAAACACTCCAGTCTTATATAAACGAACAACTAGGTTTGGATTGTAATTTCAGGGAGAGAAATGGGAATTTTGAAGTGAACACTTGCGCAAAGTCCTGGAACAATCTTCAAGAGTCATTTGGGTACTCCACTAAAGAAATGGGACTTCCTAGATCGGTGTGGGTAGGTGGAACTGAAGAGTTTAGAAAAGGCATTATTGATGGGGTGTTTAGTTCTGATGGGCATATTGAAAAAAATAAAAAAAGAATATCGTTTTGTAGCAAGCACGAGAAGTTCGCAAAAGATGTTTCTGATTTATTAGGGTTTTATGGGATTAAGAATGCCGTATCTAGCTCAACTTCCGAAGAGGGGTTTACTAGATTCAATGTTAGGATTACCGAAAATCGCTCTATCCTCCAGTTTAAAAAATTATTTAAACTTAGTAACAAATACAAACAAGATACTTTAGACTCTTATCAATTCCCTTACGGAGTAAAAGAAGATAACACTGTAGTAATCACTAGTGTAGAGTTGTCTGATATACGAGAGGATGTCTGGGATATTTCAGTTAAGGACGCGACTCACTGTTTTCAAATTGCCCAGTGTATAACTGGGAATTGCTGCGAAATTGCTCTTCGGCCCAATCAATTCTGTAACCTTACTGAGATAAATGCTTCAGACATTATCGACCAAGCTGACTTAGAAGCTAGATCTAGAGCTGCTGCATTCCTCGGAACGCTGCAAGCGGGCTACACTGACTTCCACTACCTCAGAGACATTTGGAAGAAGCAGACGGAAAAAGATGCTCTCATTGGCGTTGGCATGACTGGTATTGCGTCTGGAGCAGTTCTTGCTTTGGACTTAACTAAAGCTGCGGAAGCTGTGAAGGAAGAGAATGAGAGAATTGCTAATATCATCGGCATTAATGTTGCTGCTAGGACAACTTGTGTTAAGCCTTCTGGTACTACTAGCCTTGTTGTCGGAAGTTCTTCTGGTATTCACGCTTGGCATTCGGAATACTATATTCGGAACATTCGTTTTGGCAAAAATGAAGCAATCTATAAGTACCTTACGGAAAATCATCCAGAATTGGTACAAGATGAATACTTCAAACCGGAATCGCAAGCCGTAGTTGGCATTCCTGTCAAAGCTCCAGAAGGTTCCATTTTTCGCACAGAAAGCGCAATAGACTTATTGGAACGAGTTAAGAAGTTCTCAAGCGAATGGATTAAACCAGGGCATAGAAAAGGCGACAACACTCACAACGTTTCAGCGACAGTGACGATTAAGCCTGAAGAGTGGGAAAGCGTCGGTAAATGGATGTGGGAGAACAGAAGCGTCTACAATGGCCTAGCTGTGCTTCCGTTCTCGGACCATAGTTACATCCAAGCTCCCTTTCAAGACTGTACTAAAGCTGAATATGAAGCTCTGTATGCCGTTCTCACAAGCGTTGACCTAACGAAGATACAAGAGCTTTCAGACACTACTGACTTAAAAAACGAAGCGGCTTGTTCTGGGCCAAATGGATGTGAAGTGTGAAAAAGCTAGTTCGAATGTCGGAAGATGCTTCTAGTTATATGGGAGAGGATGAAATTCTCTCAGATATTAAAAATCTAAAAACTAGAGGGGCAAGTAATATTGTCTTGGAGTTTAGCGACCACATAGGAGCTTATGGCGGAATGGAGTGGTGCTTTGACATGATAGAAACTGACGAACAATATAGACGACGACTAGAAGCTGAAGAACATCAGCGAAAGGTACAAGCAGCCTTAACAAAAAATAAGCAGAAATCAATTCTCGCTAAGCGCGAAGAAGATAAAGCTCTATACGAAAAACTCAAGAAGGAGTTTGGAGAGTAGCTTCAGCAAACATTGCCGCAGCCTTGCAAAGCTCTGTGCAATGCACTACACTAGCATAAGCCAAGGAGGGCGTATGTCAAAATCGTTAGCTTTCATTCTTATGCTTCTTATATTAGTGTGCGTAGGCTATTGCATCGGCCTCCTCCCCATCAGCAATTTCATTAAGTTGCCCGCATCATTCATCTTCGGATGGACTTGCGGAGGGCCTATTGAAAGATTCCTCCTAAACTTAAAACTATAGCCCCTTGCGCGGCGGAAGGAGTTCTGTCGCGCTTCTCGTCCCAACTTTATCGGAGTATGTGTCGTAAATGGTAAATAAATACACTCGACAATCGGCAAAGAAAGAAATCGAAAGTGCTATAGATGATTGGGACAGTAAGTGGAAAATTGCCACAGAGCTCGCTAACGATGAGGAAATTCGCATGGCAATTGATTGCTATGAGCAAGAGAAGTTAGATCCTGAAAATTACAAATGCACTTGTGTTGTACCACGTCCCGAAGATTATATGTAAGGAGCTTATGGAATTTAAGAAAGGTGACTTTGTTATTCGCTCGTCTAAGGGCAGATTTTCAGGAGTTGTTTTTGGCGAAACTTATGAAGTAGTTGGTGTCGATGAGGGTTTTATAACTTTAAAAGGATTCGATAGGAGAGTCTCTTTTCAAGGAGGCAATTTCATCCTACATCCTGCAAATGGCTCTCCACTTTTAGAGGCGCTGAAATAAATGGTACATATACTAGATTCTAAATTCAAAGTTGGCGACATTGTTGTTCGGACGAAGCAAGGCTTCTGGGGTGCTGGGACGAAAGCTAAAGTAATTAAAACTCCTACCAACCGCTTACCAGGTGATTATCAAGTGAGAATTGTCGGCGAAGATCTTAAGACAGGCTGGAACGTCAAGAACATGGAACTAGAAAGCGTCTACAACTCTCCACTTTACCAAGCTCTTCTGTAGCTAGAGAAGTGCTTTATAGAGGGGGGAGTTATAAACTTCCAAAAGCACAATCTCCTCTTTGTAAAATCTCGGAGAATAATCAAAATGCAAAGAATCTGTATCTAATATGTATATTTCCTTGTCTTTGTTGAAGGTTGCAAGCCTTATGATTTCCGCTTCTACGCCATTGTATATAGCATATTGACCTTTAGCATTTACAACAATAACCATATCGCCGACATTGTATTTCATTTTAGCCCTAAGTAAAGCTTATGACACGCTAGAAATCCCATTGCGAAAGCTAAGAACATGCTTGTGAGAAAAGTGCCCCAGTTCATGTCTTTCATAACAACGCCTGATAAAGGGGAGAGTTGTAAACGTCTTTGCGCTCAAGTTCACGTTCTTCGAACCAATCAGGAAGTGCTTCTTTATTCAGTCTGTAAGGGAGGTAATCGTCGTTTAAGTCTACTTCCATAATTACAAAGACATCTGAAATCTCAATTACAATTACCTCATCACCAACCTTAAACTTTCTCATTTAAGCTTCCCTCCATGATGACAAAAAAGCCCTCTTCAAGTTGTATGCTGTGTAAGAAAGAGTCGTCATCTAGTGAATTAGATTTCTTAATATTAGCATCAGCCCACATCGGTCTTAGGTTGGTGAAGTGGTTGGCTAGTTTAAATTGAGTGTCGTCTTCTAAATTGAAAAAGGTTAATGGGATGATGTGGTCAAGGTGCCAGCCCTTCACTCCGTAATTATCCCAAGACATATACTCATCAGTTTCTGGATGTTGGTAAAATTCATTTTCTAAGTGTTGAACAAGCTCGTCGTATGTGCATCCCATGTTTTTGGATATGGAAAACATTTTTTTGCCGTTAGTAGACTTAATTACTTCTTGAAGCCTACCTAGAATATTTCTCCTAAGCCTAAACCCTGCATCTTCTTTATATTTCTTTTTAACATAAGAGGCATGAGTTTTAAGTATCGCCTTCTTGTTTCTTAGGTAGTATTCCCTTTTTGCTACCGGATCGTAGCCCTTCCTTGAGTTGAACTCTTTCTTGTGTAATGCGCACATCAAATGCTTTTCTACTTTGACTCCGCACTTGATGCAAAGGCTATGCATCCTTCTAAATTTCTGAGTTTCTTTTTTTGCAATCATTGCTACCTAACTCCGACCATGTTTCATTTAAACGCCAAGTGCTGAAGTGATTTGCACAATGCTGTATGCAATTCCGAATGGAAGTGCTAGTAGAAGGCCTAAGCCTATAATACCGTGAATGAGTGTAGATAATGTTGTCATAAAGCTCCCTTGTTAGAATCGCCTCACTAGGTTAGCACTATATCAACATAAGGAAAAGGCTAAGGCAGTATTTGCTGAGGCACTGGCTTGGGAATAATTGCCGCTGCCTTTAGCTTATACTAATACTGTGCTAAAGTATCCTCAAGGGGAATGCTTTGAATTACAACAAAACTTACGCTGCTTTCTGGATTGGAGTTCTTTTAGCTTCGACTATATTCACTGTAGTTTTGTTCCAGTTTTTTACATCCAAAGACTTTCTTCGCCAAAACAACATCTACTTAGATGGCAAATTCTATGCAATGTGTGCGTCGCCAAGGAAGTGCAAATGAAAACAGAAACATTGGCCCACTTTCAAAAGCATCTGGAAAACAAACGCTTCGAAATTACATTTGCGAAAAGCTCGCTCCAATTTGATCATGACTTTAGCGATGATGAAATTCTTGAGATAGTTTCGGCAGAATATGGAAATTCACTTACGCAATCAGTTTCAGCTTTGTTTGAAGTGATTGTGAAAAAACTAATGAGAACAGGAGTTGAGTATGCGAAAAAATACATTTAGCTTAGTATTAGCATTGCTTTTAACTACATCAGCTTATTCTTGCCCCAACAACGTTCAGAAAGTAAAAAGTGGAACAATTGCCAATTGCGACGGCTGGCTAGTTTCAGAACCAGCTATGCAAGATTTTGCAAAAACTGATGAGAAGCTTGAGAAATCGGCAAAGCTAATTCTTGAGCAAGAGTATTTGCAAAAGCTTACTGAAGCTGAAGTTGATTTCTATAAGAAGCGTTCGACAGAGGTTGAGAAAGCTTTGTCCCAATCTGAAAGGCAGAAGTTTTGGATAGGAATTGGAACGTTTGCTTTAGGTGTTGCGATAACTGGAATTGCTGCGAAAGCTGCTATTGAAAGTGTTAAATGAGCAGCAGCACTTGGTTTTACATTCACTTCTTCTTTGTAACTTTGTCCCACTTTTTAGTTATTATCCTGGCGATTTCTACCGTCGTTAACTTCTGCAAATCAAACGCAGCTCTTCTCGATCGCGGCAGAAGATTCGCAATAGTATTCTTCTTAACAGCTCTTGGCGTAAATCACATAACGTCTTCGAGTTCTAAATGCATTCTCACTACCTTAGAAAATGGGGCGAGAGTTAGAGAAGGGAAAGTAGAAGTTGGAGATTTCTTGCCGCGATATTATGAAGCGTTTAAAAGGGTGGGAAAATGAAAGTGGGGCAAAGGGTTGTGTTGGTTTCAGATCATAAGTCCTACATGGGCGGTATAGACATCGGTGGTTGGTTCATTTTATCGAATTTAAAGGCTTTCCAAGACGGGCGCATCCAAGCCATAAAAGAAGATCCTAAAGCACATAAGATAACTTGGAACATTCACCCCGATGATTTCATCACTGAAGAAATCTACAACTCCCCGCTTTACCAAGCACTGCTGTAAATTGCCCTAGTCTATCGCAAAAGACTTATTTGCACTATACTAACAACTGTGACGTGGCTTTTTTGCCCCACAAACTTGAACAAGGACGTTCAATTTGCCCTGGAATACAAAGTCCATTAAGGATTTAATTAAGCTTCGGGAAAATCAGAAACTAACATGGGAAGAGCTTTCCACAGTGTTTTCTGACTTCACTCCGAATGCTTTAAGAAAAGCTTATTACAGATACGCTGATGAACCTAAAGCTCCAGTTAAACCTGCCGCTAAAGTACTTATCTTCGATATTGAAACTGCGCCAATGCTTGGTTACGTCTGGGGATTGTTCGATCAGAACATTGGCCTCAACCAACTTCATACAGATTGGTACGTCCTCTCTTGGTCCGCCAAGTGGTTAGGTGCTCCAGAATATGAAGTTATGTACGCTGATCAGAGAAACGTTAAAGACATTGAAAACGATTCTGGCATTCTGGCGAAAATTTGGAAGCTGTTAGACGAAGCTGATGTAGTTATCACTCAGAACGGTAAACGCTTCGATGTGAAAAAACTTAATGCAAGATTCATTCAGCATGGATTTAATCCTCCAAGTTCATATAGACACATAGACACGTTAGTAATTGCAAAACGCCACTTCGGTTTCACTAGCAACAAGCTTGCGTACATGACTGACAAACTCTGCACCAAATATAAAAAATTGGACCATGCTAAGTTTAGTGGATTTGAATTATGGAAGCAGTGTTTAGCGGGCAACAAAGCTGCGTGGGCGGAGATGGAAGTGTACAATAAATATGATGTCCTCTCCTTGGAAGAGCTTTATCTGAAGCTTCAACCTTGGGACAAAACTATCAACTTCAACGTTTATAGCGATAACTTAAATCATGTATGCAGTTGCGGAAGTACTGAGTTTGTGAAGAATGGCTTCAGATACTCAAACACTTCAAAGCAGCAGCGATTGATTTGCAAAAGCTGTGGAGCTGAGCATGTTGATTTGGTTAACCTACTTTCAAAAGAGAAGCGCAAGTCGCTAAGGAAGTAATGAAAAAAACAAAAAAGCCATACAAAGCTTCTGTAAAAGGCAAAGATTGGGAATTCCATATGCAATCCAATGCTTCTTACGTTCGCAAACATGGAAATGATTCTGGAGCAATCACATACCTCACCGACCACGATACGTTCATAAACGAGCACTTCATGTTCCCGAGCAAAGTAAGGCATGAGTTAGTTCACGTTTACGTTTCTTGTTCTGGCATAAGCAGTGCCAGTTTAACTGCGGATCAGATGGAAGAACTTTGTGCCGAAATTTATGAAAGTTACGGCCCCGAAATGGATATGCTGGTTGATAAAATTCTCGAACACTTTTTGAGGTAGCTTATGAATTGTCCAAAATGCGGTATCGAAAAAGAATATAACTGGCAAGCATCTTGTAATTCTTGCCACGTCTTAGGCTTAGTTATTATCACTCCAGAAGCAGAGCTTGAAACTTCCGCAAAACCAAAGCGTTATAATAGTAAAGGGACTTTAGAGGTTTGGGATGCAATCGAACAGTTAGGTCTTGATTATAAGCAGGGTAATATTCTGAAGTATATCTACCGCTCAGAAGACAAAAATGGACCAGAAGATTTAGTCAAAGCCATTAACTATATTATCAAAATGATCAGTGTCCAAACTGGCGAAGATTATTATGATCTACATAAATTATCCCCAGAAGATCTATCAAAAAAGATAAAGAAGAAATGATAATCTATAAAATAACTAACACTATAAACAACCGAATCTATATAGGACAGACTGTGAAGACGTTACAAGCTAGATGGAGATCTCATTGTTTTAGCAAGAACACTTACATTGGTAGGGCTATAAGGGCATATGGAAGAGATTCTTTTAAAAAGGAAATTATTGAGACAGTTAATTCGCTAGGAGAGCTGAATGTTAGGGAATGTTATTGGATTGAGTTTCATGATTCAACTAATAAGGAAATTGGATATAACCTAACTTCTGGCGGAGAAAGACCTTGTTATACGGATGAGTCAATAAAGAAGATGTCTGCTTCTGCAAAAAAAAGAGTGATGAAGCCTTTTACCCAAGAGCATAAGGATAATATATCTAAAAGTAATAAAGGGCGAAAATCAAAGCCATGTACCCCCGAAAGGAAGGCTCACTTGTCTCGTATGAATACTGGGAAAATTAAAATTATTCACCCAGATACTGGAGCAAAGATTTCAAAAGCAAAGAAGGGAGTTAGGTTTTCAGAAGCCCATAAGAAAGCTCTCAGCGAAGCGTGGTTGGAGAGGAAAAAGAAAAACCCTAAAGAGTTTAAGCTTAAATATTTGGAAGTTGGCATAAAGGCTTGTGCTAGTTGCAAGGTTGATAAAAGTATAGTCGATTTCTTTAGAAAAAGAAAAAACGAAGAAGCCAGGGAATCATATTGTAAAAGTTGTGTGTATATACAAAAACAAAAGGGTAAAAAATGATCGAGCTAATTCTAATCATCGCATTCGCTTGCAGCGTAACCTTCGTCACCGTCAAAGGCGTTCCACAAGACGCTAAAGAGCCGCGTGAAACTTCAGCGTCTACCAAGTAATGAAACGTCTACAACTTACCGGCGGACTTCAGCTCATCGACGATAGCATTTGCGTAAAATTCAAACGCTTATCGCCAGAAGCAATCGTTCCAACTTTCTCAAGAGTTGGTGATGCTGGGGCAGATCTTGTCGCTACATCAGTCACTGAAACCGACTTATACATTGAATATGGGACGAGCTTAGCTATTGCTTTGCCGGATGGAACTGCGGGGCTTATTTTTCCCCGTTCCAGCTTGTCTAACTATCACTTAGCTTTATCAAATTCTGTCGGCGTGTTGGATCAGAACTATCGCGGTGAGATTAAGTTTCGCTTCAAGAAAACTAATAATGGTCCGAGCGCAAGCTATTACAAAGTTGGCGATAGAATCGGACAGCTTATTGTTTTGCCGATTCCTGCAATTACTTTCGAAGAAGTTGAAGAGCTTGATGAAACTAATCGTGGCGAAAGTGGCTACGGAAGTAGTGGCGTATGATCTGCCCATTATGTGTCAAAAGATGCGGAAACTCTTGGTGTCCTTTTTACAAAGGTAAAAAATGATATTCGTTCCAATTTATTTAATCATACTTATCTCAGCTTGCATTTACAAAAAAGAACGCCGAGTGAATAAGCAATTTCACGGCATATCACGGACGGAAAAATGAAAAAATTCAAATATGGCGGAAGTGTTAATGACTGGGAAGATCAGCTAAACCAAGAAGTTTTGCAACAGTGTAAATCACTTCAAAAAGTAGAAATGATAGTGCTGATGGAAAAAAAAGCCAGAGAGCTTTGCGAATGCTTGAGTTTCGGAACATACACTGAGCGTTTGCTTTTTCTCGATGCTTTCTACAAAGGCTATTTTGCCGCGCACTGCTTTGATGAAGCGGAGGAGCAGCTAATTCTAACGCTATCTCCGCTTGGACAAGCACTCAAATAATGGAACATGCAATTGTTTTAATCATAACTTTCGCAATTTTATCCTTCTTCACGCTTCGGAGATAACATGCACATAGCTTTAATCATTCTTGCAATACTCATTTACGCAATTGTAGAAGCGTATAAGCACTTTCGTAAGCCCATCGGCCCAGATAAATTGGAACAAGCTCACCGATCTATTGGCGAACTTGAAACGCAGCTTAAGCTTTCGAAAGCTTCGAACATTGAAATAGCTGACGTTTGTACAAAAATGCGAGGGGAGTTTGAAAAGCTTCGTCATCAGAAAATATCTGCGGATGTTAAGATGGGGCAAAAATCTGAGAATCTTCTGCCGTTTCTACAGAGCTTTCCATATCGCGATGAAGAAATTCGCGGACTATTTAATCCTTTAGACCTCATTGTTTTCACCGAAACTGAAGTTATCTTCGTGGAAGTAAAAACTGGAGCAGCGCAATTATCGGATAAGCAGAGAAGAATTCGGGACAATATAAAAGCTGGCCGCGTAAGGTTTGAGATACATAGGATGAATGAGAAAGGCGTGAGCGTAAAATGAAGAATGCTCAGGAGTTTGTTTATGAACTTGATCATATCATTAGCCCGCTTTTGCCAGAAAAAGTGTTTTTCCACTGCATGAGAATGACCTCATTTGCTCACTCTCTCAGAATTAGATTCGTAGATTTTGACCACACTACCAGCTATTTTCACAAAGAGTATGATTTCTCAAACAGGGACGCTATGGTTCGAGAGCTGATAAAAGATACTCAAGAGTTTACTGAGATATGGAACAGTCCTCTAATGAAGGCGCTTAGATGAAAGCTGGGGATTTATTCATCTACAATTGCTCTTTCTACGGTACTTGCGAACTTGAGTTCAAATGCGTAAACAAGTACGGAAACTTCGAATTTCATAAAACATGGAACCACGAATTTCCTGTATGGGTTTGGTTAGAATCAGAGCTTCACTTGCTTGTCCCTAAAGACGTTTACAACTCCCCTCTAATGAAGGCGCTTAGATGAAAGTCCCAGTTACCAAAGAAGAGCACCAGTCTATGACTTATTTGCCCGAGTTTAATAAAGCTCACGGGACTAACTTAGATTCATGGGAAGATTACTACAATGTGATTAAGTTCGATTATTCTGAATTTGAAGATGGGCAATATGAAGAGGAATACGAAGCTTATGTAAAATGGTGCGAAATCTTGAACTCTCCCTTATACAAGGCGCTCTTATGAACATCGGCGATGAAGTTGTTGTTATTCGTGCCAGTTTTGGTAATAGTGAGGAGGTTGGCAGAAAGGGTATTATTCATACATTTAATGATGGTTTCAGCATATACTTCACACATTTCCAAGTGGCTCTTTATGGCTTCCCTGGAACTTTCGGCTACAAAAATGGCGATATAGAACTCACTGAACTTTCCAAATCCCCTTTGTGGCAAGCATTGAAATAACTTCCGCAGCATTACTTTTGCGAAAAGCTGTGCTAGTATAATGCTAATACACCTTCATAAAAGTTGGGACAATTGGGTAAGAAGCCGCATAAATCATTCCCTGACGACACTGAAAAAAAGAAAATCAAAGCTCAAAGCCATCAACTTAAGTTTTTGGAGAAGGAAGTTAAACGCTTGAAAGCTGAGCTTGCTACTTTAAACGCAGCATTTCGTAAATCTGCCGACTATATGGCGGATGAATCTGGCCCAATTCCTGTCGAAAAGCTTATTAAGGATGCTAATTCTCATAAGCCGCTAATTGAATCAAAGAAGATTGTGCCGGAGACTAAGGAAGAAACTCGGGCAAAGTGGAAAGCTTGGATTGAGGATCGCGTAAAAGCGCAAGGAGATAAAAATGAAGAGTAAGTTCATGTGCTTTTCGAGATCAATTGATGACAAAGATGGAAAGCCTTATGGGTTTATCTGGCTCACTGCTTGCTTTACTAAGGGCAATTATAGGCTGTTTCCTATCGGATGGTATAACCTACGCAATTAATGCCTTAGCATTGGCACAAGTCTTGCATTGTGTTAGTATTATGCAATGGACGCAAAGACTAAACGTATGATTGTCGGTTACTCTAGAAGACTCAGCTTAAGCTGGGAACCTAGAATGTCCGCTAAGAATAAAGCTAAAGTTGGTCCTGCTCTTCATCGCTGCTCAAAATGCGGCTCTTACAATTACGAGGGCGAATCTAAAAAGACATTCGAAAAGTACGTTAAGCAGTTTCCTGAAGTGCTTGTAAATTTCCACCGCATTGAAATGGACCATATCGTTCCAGTTGTTCAGGTTAGCGGATGGACTTCTTGGGATGCCTTCTTCAAGTCTCTGTTCTGCCCAGAAGATAACTATCGTGCTCTTTGTAATAACTGTCACCTAGCTAAAAGTCACCGAGAGGGCTTCATGAGAAGAGAGTCAAAAAAGGACGATAAAAAATGAACAATATGAAAACATTCACACGTGCCGCTTCGGCAAAAGGTAATGATGAAAACTAACTGCATTCTATTCTTGCTAGGACTTTTCCTATGCACATCTTCTTCTGCGCAAGCTCAAGATATTGTACTTACTAAAGACAATCACATCGTATTTTCAGGCGTTGTTGACGATAGCTCTGTTGCAAAAGCTCAAATACAATTGGGACAATTGTCTAAGAACTTACATTCTTTTCAAACCATCTACCTAGTTTTAGACACTCCTGGAGGATCTATTTCTGCCGGAAATCTGTTCATCGACTATGCTAAGTCTTTGCCTCAGAATATCAAACCCATTTGCATTTTTTGCGCAAGTATGGGCTATCACTTCTTCCAAAGTTTTGGCGAAAGAATCGTTTACGGCTCAAGCACTTTAATGTCCCACAGAGCTTCTCTTGGCGGATTGTCTGGGCAAGTTCCAGGTGAGCTTGAATCTAGACTTGCGAATATTAAAGCAGTTCTTCAGCAAATGGATGAAGTTACTGCGAAGAGAGTGGGGCTTTCTGTAGAAGCTTATAGAAAGCTTATTCATGACGAGTTATGGCTTGATGGGAAATCTGCTGTAAACTTGGGACATGCTGACAGAATTGCAAAAATTCGCTGCTCTCAGGACTTGGTAGATGGAGTGAAGTCGGAATCAGTTAATTCAATGTTTGGCACAGTGGACTTAACCTTCTCAACTTGCCCGCTAATCACAGGCTACCTATCTGCCAGTCTTTCGATTGGAAATACCTTCAGAAGTAAAGCTGAAGCAATTCAATACGTGCGTAAAGTTAAAAGAACGAAAATGTGGGGGTTTTAATGAAACCGTCTATCGACGAGCTACTTGCGAAAGTAGCTGAAGGTAACAAGCCTAAGCGGCGAATTGAGAATCATGCAAGTGTTCTGCGCTTTCTTGATGAAACGAAGCTTGAAATTGGAACTTTGGCCGTACCAACTTTTGTAATCTTCTGGTTTTACCGGAACATTTGGCCAGGTGATCGCCACTACAAGGCAAAGAAAATAGTCTTCTTCCGAACTTTCAACAGGAAGTTCCCGCAATATCGCATCGGTAAACAGCGGTACTACCTTCTGAAAGAGGGCGTTATAGAAGTGAACGATGAAGTTTTAAAACAGGCTAAAATTTATGACAAGCAGTTCTGGGCGAAAAAAACCAAAGTACGACTACTTGAACAAACAGGGAACAGTGAAGAATAGAAGAGATTTCATAGAAGCTGATTATGTTGACGGCGTGTTCAACGAGAAGGGCGAGCAAACTATTCGCGCATTAAATGAAGTGGAACGAGAATTCTTGTCCCAATTTTATGCCGAAGAGGTTCATGGAAACTTCGCCAAAACTAAAGAGATATCTGCGCAAGAAGCTGTTCATAAGCAATTGAATCGCCAAATGAGAGAAACTCGCAAGCTAATCAGCAGCGAGGAAGTTCTTGAGTTGCAGATAGAAATTGATAAAGCTTATAAAAAATTGGTACATCTTAGATCGGAAACGAACACTTTTTACCCCGAAGATGCGGACAGGCATGAGATTTTCAAGAACGGAAATAATAGACGGGAGGATGTTTTTAACAGAGCAAAGTCGGCAAATAAGCTTATTGCGTTCGATGTTCCTGAATATGATGCATTCACTTCGCGGGCAGAGAAGAGCATAAATCCAGAGCATTTAGTTTTGGAGTATCTAACGAAGAAGCCGGTGAAGAGAACAGCATTGAAGAAGCGGAAGAATAGTTCTGAAGATGCGTTTTAGAACATCCTGAAGATTTCGATACCAGCTTTAGCAATTCCTGCAAATATTCCGATAATCCCCAAAAGCTTTAGCACTCCGTTTAATTGCGAAACATGCTTTTCAATGGGCTTAATGCCAGCTTCTAAAGCCGTAATGTGCCTTTCTGCTAAATCGGTGCGGAAAATATGATGTTTTAAATCAGAAGCTTGCGCAGATTGTACCACTTTTATGTCAGTGATGTCCGTACTTACTTTATCTAACTTCTCATCCATCTTTTCCAATAGCTTTTTTAAATCATCCATTCGCATCTACCTTTTACATTTTACGCGCTTTAATGGCAGCTCTGAAAGCTGGCTGTTGATATAATCCAAACAGCACTGCTGTTCGTGTACGTTCGTCAGAATTTGCAGCTTTCTCAAGCGGCCCAGAAAATACTTTCATCTTCTCATCGGCGCTAAAATATTGGGCCAATTCAGCAACTCTTTCAGGGCCTTGCTCTACGAAGTTCTTAAACTCGGTATGCGGCTTTTTCGCAAACATATCAGAAGCTTTAGAATTCTGCTCCATAGCTGAGCGTGAGCTGTTAGATCTATCTGTTCCAATTTCTTCAAATGTATTAGCGGCAGATTTTGCCAAACCTGGAAGAGGGGAAACAAAGCCTTTCGCAAAACCTGACACTGCATTTTTCACAAGCGGGTTTTGTAAAACTAAGTCAGATGCTCCGAGTATGTCCGCAGAAGCGTCTGGAGAGACTGTAAGCTCTTCAGGAGAAAATTGGGACAATGTATCGTCAATAGCTTTAGAACCTTCCTTAGCGCCTTCTACGAAGTCTACGCCAGGTATGGGATTGAAAGCTTCGGCAGTACCTGCGGCTACAGCGGATGGAACTGAAAGTTCATCGTTTGAAGCAGCGTTTGCGGCAGAAGACATACCGGCTAAAGCTCCAGCAATTGGAAGTCCATATTTTCCGCCAGCTTTAATAACATTCCCAGCTTTTGAATCTTTGTATAGTCCGAAAAGCTCTTGCAATCTTGTTCCGCCCATTTTTCCAATGATACCTGGAGCGCGATTAGCTTCGCCTTTAGCGATTGAGTTTACATCAAATGCGTTAAGTTTATTTCCTGAGCGAAGTCTTTCAACTTCCCCTTTAAGCGCAGAAGTTTCGCCAGATCTGAGCATTTCAGGAATGTCAGCGTTTTCGGGCAAATTGCCCTGACGTTTAGCATCTTCAAAAGCTTCTTTTAGAAAAGCATATTCTTCAGAGTTTTGCTCTGGGGATAGAAGTACCTTATTAATTTTTTGGCGACCTGGATTTTCTAATGTAACTCTGTCTAAGTCTTTGTCATACTTTACGCCCATTTTGTCGAAAAGTGCTTCAGTTTTGTAAGACTCAGCAGCTTTGTCCATATTTGGAGCATAGCCATCTGGAGAAAGGTCACGAAGCTTTTCACGAACAGACGACGAAAGTTCCGCATTGAACTTGCCAACAGTGTTAGCTTTTCCTTCAGGAACGTTATCGCGAATTTCTTGCAAAAGTTGGTCCATTCTTGTTGGAGTAACTTCTGCCGAATTTCTAACAGGCTCAATTGCATCATTCAATGACTTTGCATAATCGTCGCCGAGAACTTTATTCTGAAGCTCTGGGGAAATATTTAAAATTTCTTTCGGAGTGTTGCGAACATTGTCGAAGTCAGTTTTTGCTGAAGCTTCTGCTCCACTTACGCTGCTCTTAACTTTCGCCAAAGATTGTGCTTTAGCATCTTCAAGTCTTGCTTTAATACTTTCTAATCGTTCCAATTTCTTTTTCTGATTTAGTGCTTTAGTTTGAATAGCCACTTCGTCTGACTGAAGCTTGTTAAAAACCATCTGTGCTTTCTTATTCTCAGCAACATCTAACTTTTTCGCAGAACTAGCGCCTTCAGCAGTTGCATCAGCACCTTTCTTAACGTCTTCCGCACCGTCAACCACTTGGGATTTTTCTGCCCGCAGAGCTTGATTGTACGTAAAGTCTTCTTTGCGCTTTTGCAAATCTTCTAGCTTTTCTTGAAGATGAGTTGAATCACTAGCTTTTGTAAGCTTTTGCTCAACCTTATCTATTTTTTCGTCAATACGTTGTGCTTGTCTTGTTTCTTTTTTCGCCGTTAAATCAGCAGAAGCTTCTTTAACTTTAGTTTTTGCGTCATCTACTTTAGATTTTGCGGCATAAATTTCATCATAGCGATCTGGAGAAAGCTTTGGAGAAAGCTGTTCCAATTTTTGCTGAAATGATGCATCTTTAGAAGCTTGCTTAATGTTTAAGCGTTCATCGACATAGGGACTTTCAATTCCTGCTTGTACTTTTCCAAGCTCGTTATCAATACCTGAAACTTTAGCTCTCTCGGCTTCGAGTTTTGGAGCAATTGCATCCATCTGAGATGCTAAAAGCTGTTCGCTTTTTCCTGGAGCAAGTTCTGAACTAAGCTTCGGATCAAGAGCCGGTTGAGCTAGAGTGCGGTAGTATTCATCAACTGGAACGGCTGGTAAGCCTTCGAGAGACTTTCTTGCCGCAGCAGCGTTATCAATTCCGCCTTGTC